TTCCATAGCTCAATTGGATAGAGCACTGCCCTTCTAAGGCAGGGGTTATAGGTTCGACTCCTATTGGAATCACTAAATAAATAAGTATGAGAAGGAATAATAGGTTTTGGGAAGGCTTCTATGTAGGAGTATCAGTTGGCATCATAGTATGTTGTATGAGTATAGTTATTGTTTTACAATTAGTTTATTGATTATGAAAAGAGGATTAGCATTATTGAGTTTACTGTGGATGTTTAATGCATCAGCACAGATTGAGGTTTCCAGCAAAAAGCAAGAAACTGTATTTTGTACAAACATGGGTTTGCACTGTATTGTAAATGTTACTGTAGATACAGTATCTACCTATTGGCTATCATTCCGTGATGCTGCCTATAAGCATATTGAGGTACAGAAGAACCTGAGATTTTCAAGTAAAGAAGATCTTATGACCTTCTATACGTATATTGTAGCTTGTATTGGTAGTGAAGAGAGCCAAGTTCTTTCATTTAATGACCAGACTGTTGGTCTTAATTATGAGATGAATCTGATTAAAGTGACATTTGAAGAAGGTTACTTCTATGTAACCAGCAAACAGGCTTTAAAGTGTATTGATGCATTGAAAAGCTATAAAAACTAAGATTATGAAAGTAGAGATTTTAATGAATGGAACAACTAAGATTGTTCTTATTCCAGAAACTGATATTGAGATTGCCATCCTTGCTGCTGTAGCTAAAGGAGGTGTAGAATCAGTGTTAATCACCCAGCACACACAGATTTTAGATAAGATCATCTTAGATGGTCTTGTAATTATGCCTAAAGTAGAACGCAAAGAAGGCATGAAAGTTATTGAAGTTGAAGAATAAACCATTAGTATATGATTTCAGAAAATGATTTTGCAGTAGAAAAACCAGGTAATAAAACTGTCCAGTTGCGTAATAAATTATGCAAGAAAATTATAGAAGAGCATTTCAATATGACTTCTGCAGTGGACAGAAATTTTAATTATCTTTGGTATATGTACCACAGAGGTACTAAACAAGGGAACTACAAAGCCTTTATGTTGGCTTTTGAGATGAACTTGTTGGTTGCATTACAACAGATTACTGAAGAGGAAAGAGAGAACATTGCTAAAATGTGTAGCTCTGAAGATGAAGACAATCTTTATATAGGTTTACTAGCTATTGATAACTTTAGAAAGCAAAGAATCAAGCAACACGGTCAGTGGAAACCTTATGGTGAAGATGTATCTCCAGAATTCAGAGAAGTCATTAGCAAATATCCAACTCTCATAGTCAAAGGTGAAAAACTTGATAAATTATGAAAGAACAAGAACTTATAGCTGAAGGTTTTGAAAGAATAGACCAACCTGTAGAAGAAACAGGAGATCAAACTGACTATTACTTCTATCAACTTGAATTCAATCCTGACTTTGTCCTGATGAGTGACGCAAGTGATGAGATTAACAATGATCAGTGGAAAGTTTACTGCTATGAGTCTGGTATAGTTATCAAGGACTTGGCAGATGTGCAGATGTTAATTGCACTCTTTGGAAAGTGGGATAAACAGAAAAAGTAATCAGTATGTTTATAGGAACATTAGTGAAGAGTAATTCTAAGTTGAGTTACTCTAATGGGAAAGATAAGCTCTTATATGATCAGTTCATTGCTAAGATCAAGGACGGTGAAGAAGTAGAGATTTTTGTATGTCTTAAGGGTAGGGGAACATCTCCTGCCCAAATAAGTAAAGTTCATGCCTGTATAAGAGAAATAGCAGGAGAACTTGGGTTTCCATTTGATGACATGAAATTGATCATCAAAGAGAAGGCTGGATTATGCTATGAAGTAGAAGATGAAGGTGAAAGAAAGATAGTATGCAAATCATTTGCTGATTGCAGTTTACTAGAAATAACCTTGGCTATTGAAGCTTGTAAAGATGTAGCTAGACAGAATGATATTATTCTTGAGTAGGAGCCTCATATCCTTCATCCCCTGGTTGAAGAAGTTCTTTCTCATCATAAAGAGCATTCTCTTTAGCAACTTTTTCAATTTCTGCTAACAAAACAGTAATTGTATAAAAGCTACGCTCAAGATCATTCATTTCTTCATATTTCCCTCCCATTATTTTCTTAAGAGATTCATCTCTTTTGACAGGGTCAGGAACTTGATTGAATAGATAGAAGAGTACATGCTTAAGCATCTTATAGAAGTTATTATTGACCTTTACATCAATAATAGTGTCTTGTTTGAGTTCTTTTACTTTAACCGCCATAACACAAATATAGAAAATATGAATCAGAAACTAGACATTGAGGAAATAAAAGAAAAAATATTGGCTAAACTTGAACCATCAGGTTGGGCTAGAGTATTGAAGAGTTTTATCTATAGCAGTGACTTTGATAACATTATAGTAGAGCTTGCTAAACAAGCAAAAGATGGTAAGAGATTTACCCCTACTATGAAGAACTGGTTCCGGGCATTTGAAGAGTGCCCATACAGTGAGCTTAGGGTGGTAGTCATTGGCCAAGATCCATACCCTGGATTAGGACATGCTGATGGGATATCATTTAGTCTGAGTCAAACAGAAGATATGCAACCAAGTTTAAAGTACTTGTTAAATGCAGTCAACAAGTCCGTATATAATAGTGCACCAGTTTCCGTAGATAAAGATCTTACAAGATGGGCAAACCAAGGTGTACTAATGTTTAATACGGCTTTGACAACTAATGTAGGTAAGATAGGTCAGCATTATCTGATTTGGAAGCCATTCTCTGCATACCTGTTTGATTGGCTTACCTGGCACAACAGTGGAATCATTTACGTGTACTTAGGTAAGAAAGCAGAAGAATGGGCATCATGTGTAAATGATAATAACTACAAGTTCTTTGTAACGCACCCAGCAGCCGCCAGCTATACTGGCCATAAAGAATGGGATAGCAAGAATGTATTTGTAGAGATTAAAGATTTACTCAAGAAGAATAATAATTTTGATATTGAGTGGTGATGGAAGAAATTTTCAACAAATTAATAAAGAACGGCTTGTCTCCAAACCAGTTCTATTTACTGTGGTGTAAGAAGAACAGTATTGTACCATCATTTAACACCAACTATTCTGTAGAGCTAATGCGTCTCAAGAATGGTGGATGGTTGAATGATGATGATACAATCACAAGTCCTTCTCTCATACTTTTACAAGAAATAGAATCTTACTTTAAGAACAGTAAGAAAAAGACTTCTAAAGACGTTATGGGTGAAAATTTCATGGTAAACATTGAGGCTTATTTGGAACTTTTTCCTAAATTTAAGCTTCCCAGCGGTAAATATGCAAGAGCAGACAAGACAAACCTTGAAGGTAACTTCAGGTGGTTCTTTGAGAGTCACAAGTACTCTTGGGAAACAGTATTTAACGCAACAAAGTTGTATTTAGATCAGTATGAAAGACAAGGTTACAAATACATGAGAACTTCTCAGTACTTTATCCGCAAACAGAATCCTGATAAGACATATGATTCAGAGCTAGCAAATTATTGTGATATGATTACAAATGGAGAAACAGGAATTGATGACACACATTTTAGTGAGAAAGTATTTTGATAGACTACAAATTAAAGATCTTCATTATAGCATTAATGGGATCACTCATTGGGTACAAAGTAGTTGATCTATTTATAATCCCAGTGACCTTTTGGCAATACTTCAGTATTGAAGTTGTCATAACAGTATTACATGTACTCTATGACATTGTCAAGCAGAAGGAAATAAACAGGTAAATATGGATAACAAAGAAAAGGCTGGTCCAAAGAAAAAGTGGAACAGCCAACGTGAAGGTTTTCAGGAATCTCTGAGATATCTACAGGGTAGAATGAAAGGTGAGATTAAAAGTCTCAGAACACCATGGGCAAAGTTTAATAATGCAACTACAGATGGATTAGAGTGGAATACCTTCACTGTGATTGCCGGTAGGCCTGCCAGTGGTAAGACTCTTATTGCAGAACAAATTGTAAGAGAGTCCTTTCCTCTTAACCCCGGTGAGAACTTTAGAGTCCTGCAATTCCAATTTGAGATGCTAGCAAGAACTTCTGCAATACGTGAGTATTCCAGTGTGATTGGTAGATCTTACAAGTACTTATGTAGTGCTGACGGAAAACTTTCAGGTGATGATTTACAAAAATGTTATGATTACGCAAAAGCCAAAATAAAGTATCCCATAGACGTAGTAGAAAGGCCTTGTACCGTAGAAGAGTTCAAGCAAATTATAGGGGAATACATGATGGACCATGCACACTATGATTCTGATGATAATCTGATTTTTACAAAAGCTCTGATTACTATAGATCACTCTGTACTATTTAAGAACGGACCTACGGAAAAGTCTAAGCAGGACATGCTAGCAAATCTAGGTGAAGCAATTACATCTCTTAAAAGACAGTGGCCGGTAGCATTTGTACTCTTGAGTCAGCTCAATAGAAATATTGACAACCCTGAGAGAAGTGAAGATGGTAAATATGGTAATTACGTGCTTGAGTCTGATATATTTGGTTCTGATGCAATTCTGCAGCATGCTGATACTGTCATAGGAATTAATAGACCTGGTAAACAGAAAATTAGATTCTATGGACCTGATAGGTATGTGATTGATGATGACAAGATCTTAGTACTACACTTTCTTAAATCAAGAAATGGTGAGACTGGATTATGTTTCTTCAAGGCTGAATTTGAAAAGATGATGATTGCAGAGATGATTACACCTCCACAACAGGAGAAAAGACTAACAACAAAATAGTAAATTATGAGTTTAACAACAAAACCTACAATCAACAGGCAAGAAAAGACTGAGGAACTGTATGCGTTTCATGAATGGAAATTCAAGTTACTAGGTGAAGACAACCCAGTATTCATCCCCAAGTGTGCTTATGTGCCTAAATTTATGTCAGAGCAGCATATTGGATTCTTTCTTAGTGAACTTAAGAAAGGCAAGGATATCTATACTGAGTTTACAAGTATTGACCTAGACCCTGAAGATCCTACCAGAACTCTTTACAAGTGGAGATTCAATCCCCATTATGAAGAAGAGTATGAGAAGACTGAACCAGCAGCTAATGGTCATTTCAGATATCTTGTCCCTGTATCAGAGTTGATTAAGATTGAAATGGAACAAGCAGTAGAGGTAAGTGAGTTCCCAGACTTTGATGAGATCATGGATCCAGATCTAGATGCTCCGTTGAGTCAAATTACAATGAGAGATCTTGCAGCTATCATGCTTAAAAAGCCGGTAAGTAACAAGAAATGGTTAAATGACATCATTAATTCTTAAGTCATGGGAATAACATTGCCAACTGTAAAAATTAAGGGGGACAGAGTGAACCCTAAGAGAATATTAATTTATTCTAAGCCAAAGACTGGTAAAACCACAGCGTATGCTGGTCTTGATAACAATCTGATTTTTGATTTAGAAAACGGAACTGATTACATTGATGCTCTTAAGATTAAGATCACTACTCTTCAAGAACTGCTAGATGCCGGTAAAGCTATTAAGGAAGCAGGAAGACCATATGATTATGTTACCATAGATACTGTAACTGCATTAGAGGAAATGATTATGCCATTGGCTATCAAACTCTACAGACAGACTCCAATGGGTAAGAACTTTGATGGTGACACTGTAGTTACTTTAGCTAATGGTGCAGGATATTTATATATCCGTCAAGCATTCTTCCAAGTATTGGATTTTATTGATACATTAGCGCCCACAATTATCTTATCAGGTCATATCAAAGACAAACAAGTTGATGATAAAGGTGAACTAGTTATGTCTGCCAACATTGACTTAACTGGTAAGATTAAATCAATGATTTGTGCACAGGCTGATGCTATTGGTTATATGTATAGAAAAGGTAATAAGACCATTCTTACATTCAAAACCAATGATGAAGTCACTTGTGGTGCAAGACCAGAGCATCTTAGAAATGAGGAGATAGTAATAACAGAGATGATTGACGGAGTCCTTAAGACAACTTGGGACAAGGTATTTATTAACAAATAAAACAAAGAAAGATGGCTTTAAGCACAACAGATTTGGGCAAAGAAGGTGGAGGACTACCTAAAACATTTGCACCGGGAAACCACGCACTACAAATTAACAGTGTGTATTTAGAAGATTTCAAATTCATTCCAGATGCAGTGCATCTCATGATGAACATGGAGACTGAACCTATTGAAGGGTTTGAAGGATTTATGATTGACAAAGATGATGCAAGCAAGGGTCACTATGCAGGTCAGATTGGTAGAGTTAAGGCTAGCCAATATGCATTTGCTGATGGTGAGACTAAGTCAGGTATCAAGATTCAGAGAGATAGATCTATCATGATGTTCTTGCAGAACTTATGTAAGACTTTGGGAATCAATGATTGGTTCTTGGCCCAGGATAATAAGCATGACACAATCCAGGAGTTTGTAAATGCATTCAACACCACAGCTCCTTTTAAAGATAAGTATCTTGAGTTCTGTATTGCTGGTAAAGAATATGAAGGTAAAACTGGTTACACTAATTACGATATGTGGTTGCCAAAAGGTTCTAAAGATGGTTATGCCTATGCAGCTAAAGGCTCTAAGGTAGTGCCTTACAATGAGGCAGATCATCTTAAGAAACTAGAAGTAAAACCCGTTGTGGGATTCGGTGATGATGATTTGGATATTCCAACTAGATCATCTTCAGACTTCAGTCTTGACTAAGCATAGCAGCTTATAGTTAAAGGGGAGTCTAAGGGTTCCCCTTTTCTATTAAATTTACAAATTATGATATCTACAAGAACAATTATCGGGGGTATAGAAGATGTACCAAGAGAATGGATATTTGAATACTATCTCAATCTCAAGGAAAGACTAACAGGTCAAGATGTAAAGATTTTATCTGCATTTAATTCTAGTGATAAAGTACCATCCATGTTTGTCTATTTTGACACCATGAGTGGACAGTACAAGTTCAAAGATTTCTCTTCAGGTCATCAGGGTGATGCAATTCATTTAGTAACATCCTTGTTTAATCTTGGAACATTTGCTCATACAGTCAATAAAATTGTGGCTGATTATGCTGCCTATCTCAAGGATAATAACATTACTGCAACTACAGAGCATCAGTTTCATGATAAGTTTAAGGTTACTGACTATGAGATCAGACACTGGACTAATCTAGATGAGGCCTATTGGATGGGTTACAAGATAGGTTCTAAGTTATTAGAGCACTATAATGTATCACCGTTAGACTTTTTTACTATGGAGAAGACAGAACTAGATGGTACTGTAACTTCTATGACCTTTAATAGAAAGTATGTCTATGGTTATTTCCGGAAAGATGGTTCTTTATACAAGATCTACATGCCCAAGAATCCAGAGAAGAAGTTTATCAAAGTTGAGAATTATACACAGGGTTCTGATCAGTTAACCTCTAGCAGTTGTGATGCTTTGATTATTACTTCATCTCTCAAAGATTTAATGGCATTTAGGAAACTTGGAATAAAAGGTTATCAATCAATTGCTCCTGACAGTGAGAACAGTATGATTACTAAAACTGGTATGCACATATTGAAGCAAAGATTTGGTAAGGTGATCGTCTTGTTTGACAATGATGAACCGGGTATAGCAGCAGCTAAGAAGTATCAGGAAAACTATGGAGTTAGCTATGTAGTGCTTGATATGGAGAAGGATTTATCTGATTCAGTCAAGGCTCATGGTCTTATTAAAGTCAAGGAAAAATTAGTATCTTTATTAGATGAGTTGGACATTTCAAGGTAAAGAGTTTGATGAATTCTGCATCCCAGATGGTGGTGTAGGTTTTATCTACATGATGACTGCCATTATAGATGGTAAGTCAATTGCATATATTGGTAAGAAGAACTTCTTTGCTAATATCAAGAGGAAAATGGGTAAGAAAGCATTAGCTATGAGCACTGATAAAAGGCTCAAGAAGTATACGCGGGAACTTAAACCAGATTTCATGAGATATTACAGCAGTAATAAGATTCTCAAAGATGCTCAC